AACATCGGCGGTGGTGATTGTCAACTAGCATCTCATGCTGTTGGTGGTGGTAAAGGTCAAACCATCACTAAAGTCACTGGGTTAGGTAAAGAAATGGTGGCAAACCTTTCTGAGGTTAAGCGTCGTTATGCTGCACAAATCAAAGCAGATCGTAGAGCAGCAGCACTAGATCGTCGTTGATACTTAAGGGGGAAAATAACTACCCCTTCAAAGTTACTCACCTTCAAAGTGTCCTTATAGCGTAAGCACTCCTTCTTCTTATGACAGTCTCCACTCTTGAAACTAATCTCACTGATACCACTTACAACGGGTGGGCAAATTATGAGACCTGGAATGTATCTCTCTGGATTCAGAATGATCGTTTCCTCTACAACACTGCCAAAGCATGTGTTACTTACTGTGCAGAGGGTGACTCACCTTATGCCTGCTTTATTCGGTGCATGGATAACTGTGCTCGCGACATGACTGGTGATAATGTTGCATGGAATGATGCAAACATTGATCACACTGAAATGAACGAAATGATGGCAGAACTTTGATACTTAAGGGGGGCACGGTAGTTGACACTTTGCCCCCTTATTTGCTATAATGGCAGTGTTCGTGTTCGGCAGTTATTGTGCCCTTATGTGTTAACGGGCGGGGCGCGTAACGGGGGGGGGCGTTATAAAAATCGCTAACTTCCCTAGTCTACACTGTATGTCTTTTTCGAGCTCTATATCACTCTCATAAAAAATTTCCGGCAGATATAAAAACGCCATAAAAGGTCGATATATAAAAAAAATTTCCCCCTATAAAAAATCTATGAAAAAGGAAAAAATATATCACATATATGCAAAGAAAGAGTGTATATACAATAATCTTACAGAGGAACAATTTAATAGTATATGGAAGACATTGAGAGGTATGGTAGGACTTATGAAGACAGATTATGTGAGAGATGATTTAAGTTATGAGATGTGTGAGGTAAACCGTATTTCAACGATAGACACTAGTAATTAAATGTAATCGGAACAACTTAAAGTGATGTGTATCATTGACAATTGTATAGATATCACAGTATAATTGAATTGAGTTTCTAAGACTTATGGCAAAAGGATTTACAGTAAAAGCAGCAGCACCAAAGAAGAAAGAAGAAGAATGGGATTATGATGCTATCAAGTCTCGTATGAGAGGGAAGCAAATTGTATTTTGTTTACCTGGTAGGGGTTGTAGTTTTATTTTTCTAAAGAAATTTGTACAGTTATGTTTTGATCTTGTACAAAATGGTATGGGAATACAGATTAGTCAAGACTATTCGTCTATGGTTAATTTTGCTCGTTGTAAGGTACTTGGGGCAAATGTATTGCGTGGACCGAAGCAAATTCCATGGGACGGTAAATTAGAGTATGATTATCAGTTATGGATTGATAGTGATATTGTATTTGACACCAATAAGTTTTGGCAATTATGTGATATGGCATTAAGTGCTGAAGGTGAAGAGAAGGAGATTGTTGCTGGATGGTATGCTACAGAAGATGGTCATACAACTTCAGTAGCACATTGGTTAGAGGAGGATGATTTCCGTAAGAATGGTGGAGTTATGAACCACGAAACTGTGGAATCAATTCAGAAGAGGCGTAAGCCATTCACTGTAGATTACACAGGTTTTGGATGGGTGCTCATTAAGAAGGGAGTCTTTGAGAATCTTGAGTATCCTTGGTTTGCACCAAAGATGCAAGTTTTTGAATCTGGTGCAGTACAAGATATGTGTGGAGAAGATGTATCATTCTGTCTTGATGCAAAGGAGGAAGGATTTGAGATTTGGTGTGACCCACGAATTCGAGTGGGGCATGAAAAAACTCGTGTTATCTGATCATGTATAATATCTTATGTGATGGACGTAAGATACATCAGAATCTTAGTGCTGAAGAATGTACTAAGATTCTTGACGATTATGCTCAGAAGTACTATAATACTTCTGATGAAACCATCAATCCAAATGTATTTGAAGTGGAGGTAATTGACTAATGGCACGTTCTATGATGAAAGGTGGGTCTTATGTTCCCGGAAAACCTAAGAAGACTCGTCAAGGAAGTTCTCAAAATACTCTCCTTTCAGCAACTTCTCGTAATGGACGAAAGAAAAAGTATCGTGGTCAAGGGCGGTAAATAGTACAAGAGATACTTAAATATGAATGTCTTGTTTAATTACTAACTTACCATCAATTGAAGTATGGGTAAGAAAAGAATATCTCACTGACCATCAAAGTGGTCATGGAGAATTTGTAAAGGGCGTTTGGGTTTCGGCTAAGTCGATTCCTGGACGCGCTTTTTATTTTGAGACTTATTTACCAGAATATGCTGCAATGTATGATAAGTTACCAATTAGTGCTTTTGTAAATCGTCCAGAGACACCTAGTCCTGATATGAACCTACCAAATCTACAGTTTTGGAATTGTATGGACTATGGTGTTGTTAGTATTGATAAAAAATTCATTGGTAGTATGGATTTTGAGTGTTATACACGCGATTATGGTACGATGAAAGGGACTTATGTATGTACATTAGATAACTATCATCGTGATCCTGATATGGTTGACTATGCAACAAGTGAAAATCCTGCAGAACATAAGTCACATAACCTTATTGAACTTGAAAATGGACAGTTTGCATTATATCCAAACAATAGAATGCGTATTTTTGACAATAGTTTGACACCTGAGACACCAAAAGTACCTGATTTTAAGGTCTCTACACAATATTATCAAGTTGAAAATGGTTTTGATAGACTTGGAATGGGTCGTGAAGATGAATATTTTTGGAAAACATCCAAAGAGCGTGAAAAAACAGAAAAAACCACTTCAGAGGAGTAAAAATGGGCAACTCAAGAGTCGATAGGGATGAAAATTACATGAAAAATGAGTATGGAACTGAAGGATTAATCACTGATTATGATAATGTATATGATCGTTGGATGAAAAAGAAGGAAAAAGACCTAAAAGAGGTTGATTATGAAGAAATTGAAGGCAAAACCTTCCTACAAGACTGATAAATAAAAATAGGTTTATAATTTACTCATGCCTGTACAAAGGGTAAGTAAAGGTTTCAAGGATATTGGGAGTACTTTTCAAGTAAATCCACTATCGAATGATCTTCTTGCGATTAAAAATGAGACTGCGATATCAAGATCGATAAGAAATCTTGTATTTACCCTTCAAGGTGAGAGATTTTTCAATCCAGATCTTGGTTCTAGGGTGTCTAGATCACTATTTGAGAATATTGATGGTATTTCTGCATCTATTATTCAAGATGAAATTAAAAATACTATCAATACCTATGAACCAAGAGTTGATTTAGATCAAGTTATTGTTGCACCAAACTACGATAACAACGAATTTAATGTAACTATAAGTTATTTTGTTGTTGGTATTGATGCTTTACCACAACAGTTATCATTCGCATTACAGCAGACACGATAATGCCATTAGTCAATTTCACAAATCTAGACTTTGATCAGATAAAGACATCGATTAAAGACTATCTCAGGTCAAATTCAAACTTTACTGACTATGACTTTGAAGGGTCTAACCTTTCAACGATAGTTGATGTATTGGCATATAATACATACATATCCTCATATAATGCTAATATGATTAGCAATGAGGTGTTTATTGATAGTTCAACATTAAGAGAGAATGTTGTTTCTTTAGCACGCAATATTGGATATGTTCCAAGATCAAGAACATCAGCACGATCTATTATTTCTTTCTTTGTTGATACTACAACCTTTGATACTAACCCCATCACATTAACCCTTAAGAGGGGCGTAGTTGCCTCTACAAGCGCATTTGGTGGGGAGAGTTATACATTTGCCATACCAGAAGACATTACCGTTCCTGTTGTAGAAGGTATTGCATCCTTTGATAATATTGAGATATTTGAGGGCGAATTCTTAATAGATAACTTTACAGTACAGTCTGAAAATCCAGCACCACCGCAAAAATATATTTTAAGTAATTCAAATATTGACACTTCATCATTAAGAATTTTAGTTAGAAATACTGAAGCAAGTTCTATTAGTAAGAAATTTATATTATCTAATAGTTTATTTGATATTACAGCAACATCAAGAGTATATTTCATTCAAGAGATTGAAGACCAAAGATATGAACTGATTTTTGGTGATGGTGTTTTTGGTGAAAAACTTGAGGCATTAAACTATATTGAAGCATCATACATCAAAACAAGTGGTGAAGCAGCAAATGGTCTTTCGTCTTTCTCATTTAGTGGAAGAATATTAGATAATAATGGTGTTTCTGTTTCAGAAGGTATTTCATTAATTACAACTATTAATGCCTCTGAAGATGGAAAAGAGATTGAGTCTGTAGATTCAATCAAAAATTACGCTACAAGGATATATGCATCACAAAATAGAGCAGTTACCGCAGCAGATTATGAAGCACTAATACCTTCAATATATCCAGAAACGCAATCAGTTTCTGTCTTTGGTGGTGAAGATTTAAATCCACCACAATATGGCAAAGTCTTTATCACAATTAAACCATTCTATGGTCCATTTGTACCAAACTCGATTAAAGATAACTTAAAGAATATTCTGCGTAGATATAGTGTTGCAGGAATAGTTCCAGAAATTCTTGATCTTAAATATCTTTATATTGAATCAGATTCTTCAGTTTATTATAATGAGAATCTTGCTCCTGGTTCAAATTATGTAAAGACAGTTGTATCTACAAATATCAATAACTACGCTAATTCTACTGAATTAAATAAGTACGGAGCACGTTTTAAATATAGCAAATTCCAAAATATTATTGATAATAGTCACGAATCTATTACATCAAATATTACCAAAATTCAAATTAGGAGAGATTTAGGAGCAAGTTTAAATCAAGTTGCAAACTATGAAATTTGCTTTGGTAATGAGTTCTATATCAAGAGACTTGATGGATATAATATCAAGTCATCTGGATTTAGAGTATTTGGTAATGATGATGTTTTATATCTTGGGGATATTCCTGACGACAATCAAGTAACTGGTGAGGTATTCTTCTTTAAACTGGTTTCTCCAACTCAACCAGCGATTGTAAGAAGATCTGTGGGAACGATTAACTATGAGAAGGGTGAGATATTACTCAATAATGTCAACATCACTTCAACATTAAAATCGGTTCAGGGGCAACCAATTATTCAAATTTCTGCTTGTCCAAAATCAAACGATGTCATTGGATTGCAGGACTTATATTTGCAACTAGATATTAGTAATAGTATGTTAAATATGTTAAGCGATGAAGTTTCTTCTGGAGCAGACCCATCAGGAACTACGTATATAACAACTTCAAGCTACACAAACGGAACTTTAGTACGTTCATAAGAAATGATAGAAACTAGAATCAAGATTAATAAAATTGTTGCAAACCAACTTCCCGAGTTTGTAAGAGAGGAATTTCCTCTTGTAAGTGAGTTTTTATCACAATACTACCTTTCTTTAGAAGGACAGGGTTCAACTTTAGATATTTTACAAAATATCGATCAGTATGTAAAGGTAGATAACTTAACAAACATTGTAGATTCGACGATATTAGATGCTGATGTATCTTTTATTGATGATGTCATTACTGTTCAGTCTACATATGGATTCCCCAAATCTTATGGATTGATTCAGATTGGTTCAGAAATCATTACATATACTGGAACTACCGCAACAACTTTTACTGGATGTATTCGTGGTTTTAGTGGTGTTACATCATATCAAAGTTCAAATGCTCCAGATGAACTGACATTTAAAGAATCTGAAATTGCAGAGCATACATCTGGTTCGACTGTAACAAATTTAAGTGTTCTTTTCTTAAAGGAATTTTTCCATAAAATAAAAAGACAGATAGTTCCTGGTTTTGAAGACAGAGAACTTTATTCTGGTATTGACCAGAGAATTTTTATCAAGCAATCTAATGATTTCTATACCTCAAAAGGTACAGATCAATCGTTTGAAATTTTATTCAGAGCACTTTATGGTGAAGATGTTGAAGTTATAAAGCCAAGAGACTATCTGCTCACACCATCAAACGCAGAATATAGAGTATCAAGAGATTTAGTTGTAGAAGCATTAGAAGGTAATCCTGAAGATCTTCTGAATAGAACGCTTTTCCAGGATGAAACTGACGAATTTCCTGGTGCAAGTGGTTCGATTAATAATGTTCAAAGAATCGAAAGAGATAATAAGACATATTATATCATAAGTTTAGATTATGATTACGATAGAGATATTAATGTAAATGGTTCTATTTTTGGTAAGTTTTCCGTTCATCCATCTACAAAAGTAATCACATCAGTTTCTCCTGGAAGCACAGTTCTTGATGTTGATTCTACGGTAGGATTTCCTTCATCTGGAACTTTAATTGTAGACTATTCGGATGGTTCTTCTATTGAGGTTGAGTATACATCAAAGTCTTTAACACAGTTTTATGGGTGTAGTGGTATTGGTAGAGACATTGATTCTGAACAAGTTTTAAGAGTTAATGCTTTTGCCTATGGTTATCTTGGATTTAATACTGATGAGACTGTTAAGGTAAGAATTACTGGCGTAATTTCTGATATTGATGTTTATGAATATACCTATTATTATGAGCCTGGTGATATTATTGAAAATAAGCACCTCGGTATCGGTTTAACATCGGTTGTTGGAAACAATTGGTTCTTTAACATTGCAACTTCATATGATATTAGCGGAATAACCGTTCAAGATCTTACCAACTTTAAGTATAAGGTTAATACTTTCGATGAGCATGGTTTCTCTGTTGGAGACAATGCAAATTTAATTAGAACAGATGGAACAACAGTAAAGACTCAAATTGTTTCAGTACTGAATCCATATTCATTTGTTATTGCTAATCAGGGACAAATTCAAACTCAAAATATAATTCGTATACAAAGACTTGTATCGAAAGTAGAATCCAATAACTATCCTGAAGCAGATATTTACTCTACAAATGTTCAGAATGTATATTCTGACAGGGAGTCTGTTTATGTAGCATCACCATCTATTCCAAATTATTTAAATGAACCTTTAACTGTCAGCAATAGGTCAGCAAAGTTTTCTGGAACAGTTAGTGGAGAAGAACTTACAATTCCCAATCACGGGTTCTATACTGGTGATTCTGTAACATATAGACCTATTAGTTCTACTAATACATTAAACATTTCAGAAGGAATCTATTTTATTGAAAGAGTAGATGAGAATACTATAAAACTTTCTAGAAGTAGAGCAAATATTAATAATAGGTTATATTTAACTTTAGAAGGTACTGTAACTGATAATATTTTTGAGCATACTGATCTTGCTTATCAAGAACTTGAACCCCAAAAAATTATTAGAAAGATCTCCGTTCCAGTAACTGATACTAATGACCATACAACAGTTCCTGGAACTACGGGAATTCTTGTCAATGGCGTTGAAATATTAAACTACAAGTCAAGTGATGCAGTTTTTTACGGTCCTATTCAAACTGTTGATGTCACAAATAGTGGTGAAAATTATGATGTAATTAATCCACCCATTTTGCAAGCAAATGGATCGGTAGGAACTGGTCTTTCTGCATATTGTCAGGTTGAAGGTTCTTTAGAAAGAATTGAAGTTATTGATGGTGGTTTTGATTATGTAGAAACACCTGTAGTAAACATTACTGGAGGAAACGGTAGCGGAGCAGTTGCAAGACCTGTTTTAAAAACTGTAACGCATACTGTTGACTTCAATTCAACAGTGTCTGGTAGTTCAGTTAACCTGACAAATGACACTATTGCATTTTCATCATATCATAAGTTTAGAGATGGTGAACTAATCATCTACCAAACAAATGGTCAAACATCTGTTGGTGGAATGACAACTGGTGCCCAGTATTATGTTTCTGTTCAAGATGAATATACAGTAAAGGTTCATAAAACATATACTGATGCAATTGATACAACAAACGCAGTCAATCTGACATCATATGGTGTAGGCAATCATACATTTAGATGTGCAAATTCTAAAAAAATTATTTCTGCTATTTCTGTAATAAGTTCTGGTAAAGGATATTCTAATAGAGAGACGACTACTACTTCCGCAGGAATTAATACATCATTAAACACTATTACATTAAAGTCTCACGGTTATAGAAGTGGTGAAATAATTTCATATACTTCTGGAACAACTGCTATTGGTGGATTGAGTAATGAGAATTATTATGTAACTAAAGTTGATGACAATACTATTAGATTATCTCAAGTTGGTACAGGATTAACTGCTGCAAATTTCTATTTTGCAAACGATCAATATGTTGAACTCACATCAACTGGTTCTGGAGTACAATCATTCAACTATCCACCTATTACAGTTTCTGTAGAGGGTAAAATTGGTGTATCGACAGTTGCAGGGCAAAATTTTAGAGCACAATTGCAACCTGTTTTTAGAGGAGCAATTAAATCAGTTTATGTCGAAGATGGTGGTGTTGGATATGGTTCTTCAGAAATTCTAAACTATAACAAACAACCAGAGTTTACATTAAACAGTGGTTCTGGTGCTCAACTCAAAGCCATTGTCTCTAATGGAAAGATTACACAAGTATTGGTATTAAACACTGGTAACGGATACAATTCTCCACCAGATATTGAAATCAATGGTTCTGGAAATGGTGCTATTCTTGTTCCTGTAATTTCTTCTGGGTCGATTACCGAAGTTAAGGTAATAAGTGGTGGATTTAATTATCTTGAGAAAGACACAACAATTTCTGTTATTAGTTCTGGAAAGAATGCTGCATTTGCTTCTAATCCAAAAGTATGGAACATTAATACCTTTGAAAGAATTTCAAATAATAATCAAATATCAGATGATGATGGAGTAATTGCTGAAGGAAACAATTCTTCTTATGGACTCCAATATTCGCATTTATATTCTCCAAGAAAACTGAGGAGAACTATACTTGGTTCAAAGGTTATCAATGGTAATTTGTCGTTCGTTCCAGATCTTCAAATTCAAAATGGAAGAGAAATTTTATCAGATACCCACTCACCTATTATTGGATGGGCATATGACGGAAATCCAATCTATGGACCTTATGGATATTCATTAATAACTGGTGGTTCTCCAAGATTACTTAAATCTGGATATATTTTATCTTTAGATTCTGATAGACCAAATCCTTTAGATTCTAATGGTAATTCAATTTATCCAGATGGATTCTTCATTAATGATTATGTTTATGATGGTTCTGGAGATCTTGATGAGCATAATGGAAGATTCTGCAAAACTCCAGAATTTCCAAATGGAGTTTATGCATATTTTACTACAATCAATACAAATTCCGTAGAATCTGGTGGTGCATTTAAGAACTACAGAAAACCAGAATTCCCTTATTTTATCGGAGATAAGTTTAAGTCAACTCCAATTCCATACAACTTTGAATCTGGTTCTAATCAAGACGATATTGATTTAAATGATACCATTTTATCTAGAAATATAACTCCATATGGACCTTTAAATTCAAATACTAAGTATGACTTTATTTTGGATTCTAACCAAATCCAAAAGCAAAATACATTAATTAAGTCAGTAAGCAGAGGAAATATTCAAGGTATTGGAATCAATAGTGGCGGTATCAATTATCAAGTTGGAGATAGATTAGATTTTGATAATGAAGGAACTAAAGGTTTTGGCGCAAGCGCAGTAGTTTCTTCAGTATTAGGAAAAAGAATCCATAGCGTAGATATATCAAAAACTGAAATACCAAATGTAGAGTTCTATCCTTATGGTGGAATAGACTATCTTGTTGGTTTTGCTACATCTCCACACGATTTAAAGACCAGAGATATTATTACTTTATCTGGTATTTCTACAACAGACAATTTAACAAATAAGTTTTTTACAGTTGGTATTGGAACGGCAGGGTTTACTCTTAGTTCTGATGTAGACACATCTTCTGTTACAGGTATCATTACTTATTTTAATGTATCTGGCAGTCTTTTATTTCCAAATATTAGAGAGAATGATATTTTAGGTATTGGAACTGAGAAAATCAGAGTCCTTAATGTTGATACAGTTTCTTCTAGACTGAGAGTAGAAAGAGCATATGATGGAACATATGGAATTGCACATACTGGTTCATCAAGTATACTCGAAAATCCAAGAAAGTTTATAATTGATGGTAGAAATTTAAACATTTCTCAAGTATATGACTACAGCAGAGAACTTCATTTTAAACCATCAGAAACAGTTGGATTAGGAACAACCGGTGGAGTTGGTATCACTTCTACATTATCATTTGCAAATCCTGGTGTAGGTATAACTCAAATCAGTATTCCAACAAAGTCACTGTATATTCCAAGTCACAGATTAACTACTGGCGATGAATTAATCTATTTCAATTATGGTGGAGATTCTATTGGAGTTTCTACAGACGGTATAGAAACATTTGCTTTTGAGAATGGACAAACTTTATATGCAGCAAAAATTTCAGATGATCTTGTTGGAATAGCAACTGCTAAAGTTGGTCTTGGATCAACAGGTTCATTTGTTGGTATTAATAGTAGTGTTTTTGTTGATACATTATACTTTGTTGGGGTTGGAACTGGTGAAAACCATAGTTTAAAGACGGTTCCTGCAAATATTTTATCAGGAATTGTAAATAGAAACTCTGCGACTGTATCAACATTATCTACTCACGGACTTCAGTATCAAGATACTGTCTCATTAAATGTATTTGCAGGCATTTCTACTACTCTTTCTGTAAGATATAATGACTATCACAGAAAACTTGTTATTGATTCAAGAGACTTTGTTTCTGGTGATGTAGATATTATTGATAATTCTATAACATTATTGAATCACAATTTGTCTACGGGTCAAAAAGTTATTCATACTGCAATAACACCTGCAACAGGACTTATTGATAATGGAATTTATTATGTTTATGTTGTAAGCAAAGATAAAGTTAAACTTTGCTCAACTGTAACTGATTCTTTAAAACAAAATCCAAAGGTAGTTGATATTGCAGGAACTTCTTCAGGAACCATTTCACAAGTCAATCCACCTTTGATTCTGGAAAGAAATAAGACTTTAGTATTTGATTTATCACACTCATCACTTTCATTCACAAACAATTCAATATCATATTCTGCGTTTGACTTTGGTATCTTTTCCGATAGGGAACTGAAGAATCAGTTTTATTCATCAACTGCCACTAAAGACTTTGAAGTAATAAAGAGTGGAACTGTTGGCATAGACACAAATGCAAAACTGTCTATCAAAGCATCTAATTCTTTACCAGAGACTTTATATTATGGTGCTATTCCCATCAATTTAGAATTAAATACTGACAGCAAAAAAGAAATTAAACCAGATACTCAAAATGTAAAGAATAATAATGAACTTATCCTGACTAATAGTGTTCTGACTTCAAAATTTACTGTAAGTGGTATTGGTTCTACAACATTCTCATTCAGCATTCTTGGTTCTCCCAAAGAAGATCAATATCTCCCTACTGATGGAGATCTTTTCTATACAACAGATTCTCAATATGCATATGGTCCAATTACAGAAGTTGTACTAAAATCAAGTGGAAGAAATTATGAGAAACTTCCATCAGTATCAAGAGTAATAAGTGGAAAAGGGACAGATGCTATTCTTTATCCACAAAGTTCAACCATTGGAAAAGTTATAAGTCTGGATATTCAGGACATTGGTTTTGATTATTCTGCAGATAAAACTCTTAGACCAGAGGTTCAACTTCCTCAAATATTGAACATTGATCCATATTCAAAATTCCATACTATTGGAATATCATCTATTGGTGTCAATTATTCCCTTGCTCCAGATTTAATAGTAATAGATGGTGTTTCAAAGAAAGTAGTTACTGATATTGAACTTGATTATAATTTGGGAGATTCTTTCGTAACAATTGTAAAAAATACAGCGTCTCTCAATAATGTTACTCCAACAATAATTCCAATTAATAATACGAATGGTGTTTCTATCACAGATGTTCAATTTAATACAACATCTAAGGATGTAACGGTTTCTCTGGGTTCTAGTTACAGCGCTTTAGAAGACTTCCCATTTGATGTTGGCGATTCTGTATTAATTGAAAGTGTTAGTGTTGGTATTGTAACAACTGCAAAAGGATATAACTCATCGAAATATAATTATAGTTTATTCACTCTTACACAAACAGATCCAAATATTGGCGGTGCAAACGCATCCATCACATATAATTTAACAGAATATCTTGCTTCTGGCGAATATCCTGGAACATTTGATTCTGTAAATTCGGTTGGTAGAGTTATACCATCAAAACACTTCCCAATATTTGATATTAGTTTAGAACAAAACAAATTTTATAAAGGTGAAATTTTAAATTCTCCTTCTGCTAGTGGTGTAGTAAATTCTTGGGATGAAAAGACCGGAAATCTTAAGGTATCTACAATACAGAAGTTTAATATAGGGGAAAATATTACAGCATCTTCTTCTAAATCTGTAGGAAGAATTACTGCTATCAGTCTATTCAATTCTTTCTATAATATTGATTCTTCTTCTGTAGTTAAGAAAGGATGGCAAACTGAGTCAGGATTCTTGAATAGCAGTTTACAAAGATTGCACGATAACGACTATTATCAATATTTCTCATATGCTATCAAGTCAAAAGTAGAATATGATGATTGGAATAACGCAGTCAGCTCTCTTAATCATACTGTAGGATTTAAAAAGTTCTCTGATTTGATTGTAGAATCTGAAGATAAGAGTGCAGGAATATCTACAGATCAAAATCTTGGTGATTTTGTTGGGATTGCTGATTTAATATCTGAAATTGATTTAAATTGCGTAAATGACTTTGATTTGGCAAAAGAACTAACTGTCAATATTGATTCAAAAATTGCATCTAATGAAATTGTATTCAACTCTCGCACACTTCAAGATTACTTAGAGTCTATTGGAAATAGAGTTCTTTCTATTGATGACATTAGCACTCAATTTAATAGTAACCCAAGACCAGAAAGATATAATTCTATCGATCTTTTCTCTTTAGATGATGCAAGATCTAAAAAGTATATTGTTTTCATAAAAGATAATAGATATACTGACGAAAAGCAGATTAATTTAGTATCCATCCTCCACGACAATTCACATGGTTTCATAAACCAATATGGTAGAGTTGAAACAGTTGGCGATCTTGGTTCGTTTGACTTTAGTATTTTGGGAACTGAAGGGCAACTTCTTTACTATCCAACCAAATATTCATTAAATGATTATAACCTAAGTTATGTTACTTATAGAATTGAAGACAGTATTGCAGGAACTGATTCTAGAGATTTTGGAGACACTACCAAAGTTTATAGCACAACTCAGACATTAGCGTCTGGAACAAGCACTGCATCTACAATTGTAAGTATTGCTTCTACATATAGATCTTCTAAGATACTTGTACAATATGCTGCAGTCGATAACTCATACTTTGAATATGATGAACTCACCGTAATTCACGATGGAACCAATGTAGATCTTTTAGAATATGGTCAGTTATCAACTGATATTCTAACTCCATTTGCTTCTTCTGGACTCGGAACATACAATGCATACATATCTGGTTCTAATATCAACATCGATATCACTCCAAATGCAGCATTAGGAGTTGATTATAATGCAAATGCCATAATTATATCAATCGCAGATACATCTTCTGTTGGTGTTGGAACATTTGCACTGTCTGATGCTAAGTTGGATTCATCCATAACATCTATTGCATCAAGCACTTCACCAGTATCCACAAAAATTGCAGAATATTCTAGTGATTATTATTCTTGTGCATATTATGTTGTAAGTGTTGAAGATACTACAAATTCTCAATATCAAGTTTCAGAAATTATTGTTGCTAACGATTCGGGTGATGTATTGATTTCAGAATTTGGTAATTTAGAAACTGGATCTAGTATTGGAACTTTTGATGCAAGTGTATCAGGAGGTAATATAGAATTAACATTTACTCCAATTGCAAATGCAGACATTGAAGTTAGAGTTTTCCAAAATGCTCTTGGTTTAATTGATTCAAAAAATCCAAATACACTTATTGACTTAGACAATGCATCAATTTTTGCTGGATATGGTTATTATACTGGAACAGATACTGATGTTAAGAGGCAGTTTAATTTAACTCACAATCAACTTCCAATTTTTGAAAGATACTTTGTTGGAAGTGCATCTACTGTTGTTGATATTTCAAATAACAAAGTTTTCATTCCTAATCATTATTTTGTTACTGGCGAAGAATTGTCTTATGAGCACGCTGGAGCTGGAACTACTCAAGCAATTACAATTGCTTCAACAAATATTCCTGGTATTGGCATAACAGATAAATTGCCAAGTACAGTTTATGCAATTAAAGTTGATGAGGTTTCGATAAAATTTGCTGGAAGTGCAGAGGATGCTCTTAAGGTTGTTCCAACCGAACTGGATATAACTTCGGTAGGTATCGGAACTTCACACTCTCTCACATCTAAGAAACAAAACTCAAGAGTTCTTGTTTCTATTGACAATGTAATTCAATCTCCTATTGTTTCTACAGCGATTACAACAACAGTTTCTACACAATTTCTAATAACAGATAACACATTATTCTTGAGTGGAATAACATCATTCTTTGGTGGTGATCTGATTAAGATTAATAATGAAATTATGAGAATTGATTCAGTTGGTATTGGAAGTACAAACGCATTAAGAGTCAGAAGACCTTGGATGGGAACTGGAATTGGAACACATCCTGTAGGATCTTTGGTAACCAAGATTAATGGTGATTATAATATTGTTGATAATACAATTAACTTTATAACCGCACCCTATGGACCAGTTCCACTTAGTACAACTACTGCAAGTCCAGATGAGGTAGATTATGTTGGCATTACTACATATTCTACATTTAGTGGAAGATCTTTCTTAAGATCTGGTGTACCAAATACAAATATCGAACCATACACAAATAATTATGTATTTGATGATGTTTCTACGCAGTTTACTGGTTTTAATACATCATTTAACTTAACCTCCGAAAATTCAAATGTAACAGGATTCTCAACAGATAATGCTATTATCTTGGTTAATCAAGTATTCCAAGGTCCAGAAAGAGACACATTTCCAATCCGTGTTGATGGAGATTATACATTAGAAGAATCTGTCGGTATTACCAGTATTAACTTCACTGGTTCAATCTCTTCAACAGCATATGACATTAATACTACAAATGTTCCTTTAGGTGGCGTTATTGTTTCTGTTGGTTCTACTGAAGGATTTGGTTATCAACCATTAGTGTCTGCTGGAGGAACAGCAGTTATTTCTGGTCTGGGAACCATTTCATCAATCAGTATTGGAAATAGTGGTTCTGGTTATAGAGCAGGGATTCAAACAGTTGTTAATGTTGGAGTCGCAACTTCAAGCACAGGAATTCCAAATATTGAGTTTATTGGAACTGCTGCTATTAGTGGTGGACATATTGTTAGTGTTGCCATTACAAATCCAGGAACTGGATACACAACAACCAATCCTCCTATTGTTATTTTCGATGATCCTTTATCATATTCAAATATTCCACTGGTTTATAGTTCTTCTTCCGTGTCTGGAGTTGGAACACAAGCAACTGTAGATATTGTTGTTGGACAGGGATCTAGTGTAATTGAATTTACTATTCGAAATACTGGATATGGATATGGTCAAGGCGAAATACTGACATTTGATGTTGGTGGAACTGTAGGAATTCCAACAAATACTTCACTTACATTTGATGAGTTCCAAGTTTCTGTTGAGTCAACATATTCAGATAGTTTCTCTGGTTGGTCTATTGGAAATCTGTTGGTCTTAGATAATATTGATTACCTATTTGACGGAACAAAAACTTCTTTCCCAATAAAAATAAATGGCATACAAAAAACAATAAGATCTGCTGTTGGATCACTTATTGATGTTGAAGAAACATTATTAGTTTTTATTAATGATGTTCTCCAGGTTCCTGGAGAGGGATACATTTTTAAAGGTGGAAGTTATATCACATTCACTGAAGCACCAAAGGTTGGAGATACAACAAAAATTCTCTTCTATCAAGGCACATCTTCTGTTGATGTTATTGATGTTGATATACTGGAAACCATTAAGAAAGGTGATACTGTAACATTAAATGACGATGATTATTACTATCAAGAAGATGAAAGACTTGTATATACTATCAATTCGACGGATACTATTGATACAAACCTTTATAATGGTCCGGGCGTTACTGCAAATGAATCTTATGAGAGACCAGTTAAGTGGTGCAGACAAACTGAGGATAAGTTTGTAAATGGTGAATATGTTGCTAAGGATAGACCAATTTACGAACCATTGATTTATCCAACTTCAACTATCATTCAACCTGTTGGTGTTGGTTCAACAATTGTTTATGTTGAAAGTGTAAAAACTTTCTTTGATAGTAAAAAAGAAAATTATGTAGATAGTGATGAAATTGCACTCATTTCTCAGGATTCATTGGTATCTGCAGCAGCAACTGCAATTATCTCTGATTTTGGTGAAGTATTGTCTATTTCAATAATAGACGGAGGACAAGGATATACAACTCCTCCTCAGGTAACGATATCAAATCCAGTTGGTCTTGGAACTACTCAAAGAGCACAATTAACAGCGTCAATTTCTGTTAATGGTGAGGTATCATCGATTGCTGTTGATTCTCCTGGAACAGGATATACAACAACCAATCCACCACAAGTTCTTATTGAACATCCAAATGTTGCATACGAAGCAAATTCTTCACAGTCATATGTTGGAGATTTTGGAAGTATTGTTGGATTTGGCACAACTACTATTGGTGTTCAAAATCAAATTATCTTTGATTTGTATATCCCACAAAATTCGTATTTGAGAGACACAACGATTGTTTCTTCGGCAACAACTGTTAGTGGATTGAGTTATGGTGATTACTTTGTTATTAAAGACAGTAATGTTGGAAGTGCCACCACATTTATAACATCATTGAGAAATAGTGGAGAAGTCATTGGAATTGGAACACAATTTGTTGATAATGTTTATCAAGTAGCAAATTCATTAATAGTTGAAACTAATATTGTAGGAATTGGTTCTACATATGTGACTAGAGTATTTGCAAATATTGATCAGTTCAATTCAGAGTCTTTCTCTTCCGATTCAATAACTTTTGATTCTACAACATACACATTTGATTCTACTGTTGGTTCTTATACCATCTACTCTGGTGGTATTTCAACATCAAGTTATTTTGGTTCTTATACTTGGGGAAAAATAACACTTGCAGGTGGAATTCAGTCAGAAACATTTAACTTCTACGGATCTCAAGGTGTTGGTGGAATATCAACATCTGCACTTGTAAGAAGAAGAAATCCACTGAGATATAACAACTACCTCTAATAAATATTTAAAAAATTTCAAAATGTCTAAGTTAGGGATAAGTACCGGAACAGCACCAAATGATGGAACAGGTGATAGTCTGTTATCTGGTGCAGTAAAAATTAATAGCAACTTTGATGAAATTTATAGTTATTTTGGTGACGGTAATGATTTAAGTTTCACTGAAAGCACTTGGCAAACTACATTATCTGGAATTAACACACTATCAAATGTTGGTGTTGGAACTACAAATCCAAGATTTGCATTAGAAGTTGGTTATGTAGGTGCTTCAGGAACTTCATTGTGGGTAAATGGTGATGCTAGAGTTACTGGAATACTCACAGTAGGACCAGCATCAGTTACCATTGATGGAGTTAGTAATAAAATTACAGTTGGTTCTGGAGTAACCATTGATGGTTCTACAGGTATCATTAGTGCAACTTCTATTATTCTTGGCGATTCTACAATCTCTGGTGCAGGAGTAACTTATATTACTGCTGGTAGTGGTGTTTCTGTAGACCAGAATACTGGAAATGTAACAATCAGTGCAACTGGTATTGCACAGACAGCAAATATTAATGCAGATTTATTATCTGTTTCTGGTGTTTCCACATTTGGTTCAGATGTATCAATTGGTGGTACTGTTAGTGTTGATGGTGTTTCCACATTTGGTTCAGATGTATCAATTGGTGGTACTGTTAGTGTTGATGGTGCAGTAAAACTTGCAGGTATTAATACTACTATTATAGGAACTGCAGGAACTACTGGAGAAATCAAACAAATTGGTGGAGCACCATTTTATTATGATGGAACTGCTTGGAGAGAGTTCTATCTGATTGATGCAGTTCAGGTCACAAATACTGCTGATACTGATTGGGATAATACAATTTTGAGAATGACTTTTGATGATTCGGGCGTTTTTGATGATTATAGATTTGGAGTAACTCCTACTTTGATAGGTTCTCCTACAAATACAACAGCTCCAGTAAAAATTGGAACAAGAGCTTTAAGATTAACAGATACCTCTCCTCAAGATGCTCTCCAGTATCCATATAGGTCCGAATATGATTTTACTGGTGAGTGGACTATGGAATTTTGGATTAATTTTAATAGTATTACCACCGATATTCAACTAACTGGAACTAATTCGATTATTTCTGTTGTAGATGCTGACGGTGCTAATAGTACTAATTCTTTTGCTCTCGGAGCAAGAGCAAACACTTCCAACACTGCAACAAATTTTGAGTTTTATTGGTATAATTATGAGCGTTCATCACCCCAAGAAGAGAGTCTCACCAATGTATTGACTAAATCAGATTATATAAATCAATGGCACCATATTGCTTTAGTAAGGCAACCACTTGATGGATCACTTCATTTTTATATTGATGGTGTAGAATCTGGTATTACTACTACAAGTTCATTTACTGATAATTCAATCAATCAAGATAGTAATAATGACTTGTTTATTGGTCGGTTCGATGGGAATCTAGATAATAGATATCTTGATGCTTCAATTGATGACTTAAGAATTTCTACAGTAGCGAGATATACATCTATTGGAAGTTCAACATCAACAACATTTAGTCCACCAACCACTCAATTACCAATTACTGGTTCAACAACAACTGTTGTAATTCCACCAACGGATAAAACTGGAGAA